AAATAGTACGATTTTATCTACTAAACAAACAAAACAAGACACCCAGCCCTAAAACAGCTTGATGCTCTTGGCCGTTGCCCCTTCTTTGGACAACCGCCTTTGAAACCATTAATCGAAGACCCTCTCCTGGTGCCATATTAGGTTCCAGTACAGACCGGTTTAGATTTTTGTTTTCATTTCCACCCGTTAAGCCACTTTGCTTGCATCGACGCTTAACCGGAACCCTTCTCCCCCTCTATCACTCACCACTCAAGTAAGGTTTACCTTAACATTGCACTAAAACAACACGAAGTAGACTTACCATTGCACCAGTCTTTTGACCCGTCCTGTGGCTCTACTTAGTCTTGAATAACTGCACCCTGTTACCGTTCTCCAAACACTTTGCCTATCTTTTCGGCTGCTTTGTTTGAATAATTTTGCGGTTAGACACTTCGGTCTCTTTTCGTTCTATTGTTCTTCAAACTCGGTTGCTAAGTGAAGCATCTTATCTTTTCCTACTTTTTGCTGGAAGTAACGCCCCCGGGTGAAGACTACAGTTCGCTGTGCTATCACAGTCATCTATCTAAGCTTACGACTCTTTATCGTTCGCACCATTAGCATCTACTACAAACCTCTACTAAACGGCCAAGGCTGGTTAGTAAGGGGTTCTACTTGCTCTCACATTCAGCAAGTCCTAGCTGCTAACCCCGTACTCGTTTACGAGTGCACACATTGCTCATATTTTCTCCATTGTTTGGGTCAACTTCAAGTATCCCGAACATGGCATCATTTGAGCAACAACTCTGGGCTGCTAATTTCCAAACCCGGAAATATGCAGCCCGAACCCTCCGGCGTCGCCTCCACAACAAACGCGCCGGAGATTCTACCCCCTCAGTCTTCTTTGGGGGTCCCCACCGGGTGTTGAAACAACCAACTTTCACACCCCAAACCCTCTTCTTTGAAGAGTGGATTCCACTCCGTACACCTCGTACCCTTAACACAGGTAGCGAGCGTATGCGTCGAGTCTACATCGTTGACTCAGTCACCTGCCAAGGAGACTATAAAATGGTGGACGGCATTTTTGCTGACCTCCATGTTCCTGAACATCCTCATTTCCCAAAAGTGAGGAAGTACAGGACTAAACGTCAACCAAAGAGACCCAACTTTAGAGTTAAACAACCTAAAGTTGAAATTCTACAAATTGAGGACACACCAACACCTCAATCAAAACCAGACTTAAAACTGGTTATTGTGAAAGATAACAATTGTTCCACAATTGTTAGAGAACTGGTTAATGCATCAACAACAGCATTTCCAGCACACAACACAACCAGAGGTGAAACTATCACTTTTGAGGCCCCATCAAACAAACAGGCTGAAGGACTTTTTCAGTATGATGACATCGAGTCAAATAAAATGACTATGAATGGCGTCTATAAACCAACAGAAAATGACTGCCTCGTGTTGGCCACCACTATGCTGGCAAAACACCTCGGTGATGTTGTGTTAACTGACACAAATCACCCAACCACCTTTACCGCAGGTGAATACAAATTCACCTGGGTACGTCTACCACGAGACACAATACCATCAGGTCCCGTAATCTACGTGAACTTGGGACATTGTGAACTTGCCTATGTAACCAGGGGACAAACAATCTTCTTCAATGAGCCAATTGATAAAAATGGACTCATTTACAAACCTATGCTTGTAACATCAGCAGAAACATCACTGAAGACCTTTGTTCCCTGGGTTGGTAGTTCAACAAAACCCAAACTTCTCCAACTTAAAAAGGAAGATACACCAACACCAAATGCCTGGAATAAGCCCCTTCAAGTGGCTGTAGCATCCAGAGTTGCCCGTACTGTAAGATTCCCTCTTTACAGTTACATGGGTGATACAAAATACTTCCCTCCAATGGACAGAGTTAAACAACAAATGTCTCTCATCACCAGATCAGAAAACGACTGTCTTATGTTTGCCCTTCGTAGTTATTTTTACAATGGTACAGTGGTTATGAAAACACCAAACCACATGGGCCCTTTCAAAGTTAAAACCTACCGCATACTTCCACATGCAGGAAGAGCTCGCCGAGAATACATCGAAGTGGAATACATTATACGACCATTCTTCAGACAATGTCTTGAACTGACTGTACCACCTTACGCCCTAAGGCTGCACGAACAACATGTGCAACTAGTCAGAAAAATCGCTGATCGTTACATTGATGTTCAAACAGGTGAAGAATTCTACTGCACAAGTGGAAAATACTTCGTTATGTGCCCACTTTCTGTGAACGAACACAAGTTACAATCACACCCAACAACACATCAAACATTCGTTTCACCTTGGGTTGGAGCTCCTAAACGTAGACTCAAGCTTGTAAACTTCACATCAAGTACTTCAGGAACTGAAATTCGGCCAACAACAACAATGCAAGCCACAAGACCAACAGTCCAGTACAACAACTGCAGATTCGTCAAACTTGTTCGCGAACCACTAAAACAACGCGTGGAATTAAATTCATTTGAACCTCTAAAAGACAATAACTGTCTAAAAAGAATCTATGCAAAGCTTGGAATCACAGAATACGCACACACAAACCATCTCACAACATTCACCATCTCAGGACAAAAATATTCCTGGTACAAAGTAGACCCCAAACATATACATAGTACAGAAAGAAACTTCTTTGTACAGGTACTCAACGGCCATGCAACACTCTGTAAGAAAACAGATGCTGAAACCTTTAACATCTTCACCATCGTTTTACCACCAGGTTTTACCAACATGCTTCAGGCCGTTGAAGATGGCACAATCATAAATCCTCTCGCAGGCTATGGTGCTGACTACTATGTCATGAATTACTATGGTGCACACCTCTCACCACAGGCAGCAACTGCACAATGGGTTGGGACATCAGAACCCCCAACACACAGCGCCCACATGCTGGTTACCAGTCTTGCACAAGGTACTATTAACAACATAACCTATGCCAACACACAAGAATGGATAAAAGGAGATTTTGAAGTACAACGTATTAAAAATAAAGAAACACGTAAATTTAAAACCTTATACGTGGAGTCTTACCAAATTCCAATCTACAATCAACAAGGTAATATAACGCAAACACTAACATCTACAATGACAGGTGTCGTAAAAAGTAAAACTTTTGAAATTGACATTAAAACAACAGTTGATGGTAAAAAGTATAAGCCTAAGAAACCTACAAGTGTCAAAAATCAAGAACTAACAGAACAAGTTAACGAAAGTTTAACAGCTTCTGTTTACGCTTTTTCAGCTAAGGCTATGCTCTATGCCGACGTCACACAGTGTCAGACCATAAAGGTTAAATATACTGCAGGTTGTTTGACTTTTTGTCCAATTGAATTCTTGCAAGCATCTGACCTTCTTAAACATCTTCAAGATGAATCGGAGGAAACACCACTCATCCTTCTTAAAGGTTTTGTGCCTGCACTTAATGCTTTGTACATAACAAAAGACTTGAGGTTTGTTCCAACAACACTAACCTTAACTTGTGAAAAAACAAGTTCAACAGTAAATACATCTCTCTGTATTGCAGTTAACCCTGTAAAACCAGAAGAAGTGTTGTATTCAGTACACCAATCACCAGCACTCACTTTTCCACCCCACGGTTACATGTATTACAGTTTCATGAAACTTAACAAACACGCCACAGAATTCAACCTCTCAGAAGAAGATATGGATTCGCTCGCTGAATATGTTTCACCAATTTTCAACCAAGATAATCATTCAGAAGGTTTTGAAATTGTAACACCATATAAAATACTCCACACATCAGACTTTGCAGAATATGAAAATTTTTCTGTATCATCATTTGTTAGTGACCTACCCAGTGAAGTTAGTGAAGATGAATCTGAATCAGATCAATCAGAGACAGAAGAACAAGCTCAACAATTTATTCCAGACATTGTAAAAACTCCTACAACACCAACACAAGTACAAACAACAACTACACCATTAGCAACAACACCACTAACACTCTCACAAAGTGACTCAGATGTTAGTATACACTTCTCAAACGCTTCTCAATCAGATGACGATGAAGATGGTGAAAAATCCTACAACCAAACGCTTGCAGAAATTGAAGCCGATGAGGAAGAATTCGAAAGAAACCTTCAAGAATTCATGGTTACTGATAGTTACAAAAATCGAGATACGCTCTTGAGACTGGTACATTCACCCACATTAAATTTGTATTCACAAGACACACCTACAGAACAACAATCTGACCATATAACACCACCACCATCACCATCAACAACACCACTTGACTGGGAAACCCTTGAAGAGTGCGGAGAAGTTGAAATCTACGATCCTGATACAATGGAAAACATTTCAGCTAATCAAACAGCTGGTGTGTCAACAACAGTGTTCAAAGTTGGTGCTACAGAAAAAACAGTAAATGTGGTTGACGTAACAGTCGAAACACCAGATTCCAAACAAACAACAACATATACGGAAACTGTCATTAAACATCAAAACCTTGTAGCTCATAAACATCTTGACCTTGCTATTACAGCTATGAAGGAACTTCCAACAGGAGATAACGAAGTAACACTTTCTTTACATACAACTTACGCCAACAAGTATGTAATTTCCCTTGTTGCACAAGCAATGGGAGTTTCCCTGGAGGATAACACATCTTCTTCTCTGAAAATACAATGTCAGTTGAGTAACACAGCAGTAGTCTTTACTGTTGATGGTAATTTCCCATACTTTCATGTAGCCACAACAACAACAGGACATGAAAATTATACTATGGGTTACACCTACAATTCAGCCACATACTATATCTCAGCATTGGCAGGACTAAACATTATTCAATCACCTGTAAATACACCTAAACCTCATGCACTTCCAGAACCACCAATTTCAGAAATCCTACAAGCTACCACACCAACAGTTTTAGACGCAACACTTGAAGAAATAGACTTCTCAGATGATGAAGTTACAACAGACCTCACACAATTGACAATAATTACACCTGCCCAATTCTCACTCGGTAGTATAGAAGACATCGACTTCTCACAACATGAGGAACCAATTCAACAATCTGACCCTTCTAAAATTGAAACACCCACACCAGAAACTAAACTAGCAGTAGTTTCATGGAGTGAGGAATTTGACCAAGCAGACAAAGAACGACCCATAACACCAGTCGCACCAAACACCACACTCTGTACAATTGAAAACCTCAAAGTAACAACCAAAGACTGTATGACATCCACAGAATTTCAAACCACACTAACCAAATCTAAACACGGTTACGGTTTGTGCCTTTACTCATCAAACATGACACTAACAGTTGGAAAAATCGAAGCATACGGACCTACATCACTCCAAGTTGGTGATCACATCACATCAATAAAGGGTGTAAATAGTCTTGACGCTAAGGTTATGCTAGCTGCATTTCAATCACCAGCAGTAGCAATCACCTTTGATGTACTTCGCATGGACTTTGTATTAAAACCACAAATGACCAAGGTAGAATCTAACATCAAGGTAACAACACCTGTTGTCGTTTTTGATCTAACAAATTATGTTCGCGAAAAATCTGAACTCATTGAAAGTGTGTTCCAGAACATGCAGCCAAAAACCACACCACCAGGTCCAGACACAATCACAATTTACATTCACGGGTACAATCAAGAAATTTCAGCTGTAACAAACATGATCCTAAAAAATCCTAAAATCTATCACCCCAATCAGAAAAACATCCTCCACGCCCTCAATGAAGATGATAAGCTTAACGTAGCATCCCTCGTAAAAAAGATAGATGATAAAGAATTCTCAACAGATCTAGTATATGCAACACATGAAAGACAAATTGTCAAGGAAATCACACACGCCTCAGCACTCACAGCATTCACAGCAGCCTACAAGACCCACATCATCAAAAACATCTCATCAGGCAGTACAGTCTTAGACATTGGATACGGTAAAGGTAACGATAACACCCGTTACGCAGCCGCTAACATAAAAGTTACAGGTATTGACACTTCTCAAAGAATGTTAGATATCGCACAAGCCACCAAGCCTCCAAATGTAACAACAATCAAAGAAGGACTTCTTACTCACACCAAGAAAAATGTAAACTATAACCACATGGTTGCATTTAATTCTCTTCACTACCCACTTGCAACAACATCAGCAGAACGCATAGTTTCATGTTTCCCACCAACAGCAACTATCGACATCATCATTCCAAGTCATCATGATCTGGATGGTGTAAAAACATCAACATTCTCAGCAACAAAAGATAGTGGAGATATGGTTGTAACAGTAGGAGGTAATAAATTCACAGAAATGGCATATAATCTACCAATATTCATAACAGCCCTTGAATCTAAATTTGACGTTCTGCACGGTGATCTTACAACAATCACCACAAAACCATCCACCAAAGCACTTACAAACAAAATTTGGACAGATATTCAAAATTTCGCTAAAAATAACGAAGACATGCAGAAAATCCTCATGGGATATAAAACCTTCCACGCAACACCAAAGAAGGTAGATATAGTCAACAATTGGCTTGATGCAAATATGGCCCCACCAATAAACCCATTCAAACATCTCTCTAACGCAGCATACGCTTGCTTTAACATCGCAGCAATCAAACCTTCACCAGAAGTTTTCATAATAAATGCAGCCAACAAAGAGTTGAAAAATGGTAGTGGAGTCACATGCGCAATCTTTAACAAACATGACGCATCTCTTCTGTTATCAAACGAAATTGAAAAATTACCAACATACGGAGGATCAGACAAACTGAAAGACCATAAACATGTAGTGCTAACAACCGTAAAGAACAACACAGAACCACACCCAATTAACATCTTGCATGTGGCAGCACCAAAGAAGCAGACCCTCAGACGTAACTTGCAACCCTCAGAAGTAGCAGAATACGAAGACCGTATGCAAACTGAACTAATAGAAACTTACACAGCATTGGTAGACTATTCACAAAATTTCCCAACAGCAACATTCTATATTCCTCTTCTAGGAGCAGGCGCATATGGACACACCCCATTGGATTCACTCACAGCCTTCATCACAGCAGTCAAAACATCAACAACATCCACAAAGTTCGTACTTCTTCTCTCAGACAGAGCAGTCGCCCCAACAGAATCACCAAGCTTCTCAACAGATTTCATTTACAAATTGGTAACTCACATGAACCCAAATTCACAACAAGTAACATACGTTACCCAGAAACCTAATTCATGTTCTCTTGAGGCTGTACACGCTTTAGCACAAAGCCATGATGGTATTAATCTTCCATTATCAGCAATTTATTGCTTGTATACTATGCCTTACTCACTGCGCAGCCTTCGCGAGACTATGTACCCCAACGTTGTCTGGGCTCCAAATGACATGGTTGATTTATCAATCTATCAACAATGGCTCTATCTCGTCGGTATAGATTCACCTTGTAAAAAGTCTTGTGGATTTGAAACTCCGGATTACCGCGATGGCATGTATTATTGTAATGGATGTGGCGTATCAACAACATGGCACCTTCCTCAACAACTCTTCCCATTCTATCCCTTCACAAGTAAAAGAGCAGCAAGAGATTACACAAAATCCATCAATACAGTATTAAAACCCACAACAGCAGCAGTACACAAAGTAATTGGCTCCGCACACTTCCAGATAAAATCAGGCCCATTAACAGATTCCTATCCAGTAATTTTTAACACAGACCCAGAAATCTGCTCCAACTACTCAACATGGTTAGAATTAAAAGAACAAGAGAAACAAGACTTCCTTGACCGTAAAGAAGAAGAAGAACTCACAGGTACATCAACACCTCAACAGTCCACACAACAACAAGTAACACCACAACAGACAACACAACAACAAGCAACAAGCAACACATCAACAGCATCAATTACTAGTTCGACATCAGTTAGTGTAGCCCCCTCCCTCAGTGTCTACAGTTCAGTTGATTTACACTCTTCTCAATCAGACCTCGCCAACATCTCTACCGCTTCAGACCTCACACCAACAAACTCAAGCTCCCAATCAACACACACAAATACATCAATATATGGTGATATGGAAAACCTAATGTACACAAATACAGCAGGTGTCGTAATAGATGTTTCAGTCAAACAAGAACAACCATTCGTACTTCACATGTACGTTAATGACGAAATTGACTTTGAGCCTCCAGGACACAGAGTACAGGACAACACAACAGGTTGCGATACAGTTTTCACCATCATGGAACCACAAACAGTTACAACACAATTCGTAACAGTACCACAACTGACCATCTTAAGTGTTCATGTATCAACAGAAGAAATGAAAACACTATTCCGCACCAAAGGACTAGCTTTCCAAGCCATATCCTCTAAGTGTTGTGTAGCCCTACATATCTTTCATTCAACACCAACAGCAGCATACAACTCCTCACAACAAATCAACAATCTCAAACAGAACCTGGAAGAATTACAGAAATTCACAGAGCACGCAAACCTTTACACAACAACACACTCATATAATTGTTGCGTTAGTTCTAACGAAGTACGTTACCAAAAACCCACAACAACAATCTCAGCAACACCACTACCAGATCTACTTACCCAAGTCGAAAGTGTAACACCAGGTCTTAATAGATATTCTACAGCAAATGTAGGAAATTACACCATCTATTACACTGAAGATCCTTCAGTCGACATGGACAGCGAAATTGTTAGTTGCAATGGTATGGTAATCTGCATAGATCATCAGAATGAAGAACGTTTTCATGTGAACTTAAAACCTCGCATCCAAAACAATGAAGGTTCAACTCTAGTTTATAAATATGGTAAACATAAATTGACCACCTCAAACCCAGATGCAAGTTATCTTGTTGTCGAAACACAAACCAGTTACTATCACAGAATTAAAAGTTATTCTGAGAATGTGATGTGGCAATTCTTCATGTACTTCCTTAACATCCTGTACAATATGAGAATTTGTGTTACACCAACAACAATGTATCCTCACTACAACAGAGAACCTATAACAAATGCCTCAACTCACTTAATATACAGTAGTTGGAACTTTGATTTTAAACTTAGCATCCACAACACAAACTGGGAATCAAAACCTAAAGAAACACTCAATCCAATTAAGTTAATCAGAAACCTCATAACTATACCAGTCGCAGTCAAATTTCATGGAAGGTTGCGTCCAACACAGACAACCCACACCAACCTAGGATTAACATCAACACCAACAGAAATGGATACATCAGTACTCACAACACATGCAGCCGTACAATACCTACCCTTCTACGCACTTTTCCAATTCAAGCTCGTCCCAACCATGCTCTACACCCTACTATTCTACATCCTATCAGGCTATGGACTCTTCACACTATTTTTCTACATCATCATCCTGAAGTTCAGATCTTACATCACTCAAGCGTTCGACTTTATAACATCAAAAATCACAGCATCCAAAGTTACAGAAAGTCTTGAAGTTATGAAACTCAAGTCAACAGCCATCTACAAAGAATCAGGTAGCAAGGTTTTCACAATGTTCTCTTATCAAGGTACCCCAATCATGATCCCATATTCCACACTCTTCACAGCTATCACCCTTACAGGTTATCTAACAGTCATCTGGAATCTCGCCCTCTACCTCGGACAGTATTCACCCTATGAAAACTACTCAACAGCACCCTACCATGTAACATTTCAAAAAGTTCTTGTCGCATTCGGCTTAACAGAAAGTGTACAGTACTACTTCCCATATGCATCTCTCTCAGAAGCCTGCTCAGCATCCTCTGCACTCTTTTGCAGCCTAGGCTCCCCACACAACTTCCACTATCCCAATGACTACACACAAGTAAAAGTACAAGCTACAGACTACCTCAACACAGCCTGGATACTAGTTGTCTTCTTCGGACCTTCATTCGTGTTCATCTTTCTACCTTGGTTGTGCTTGTGTACTTTTACCAACTACATCACAATCCAAATGCTCATCATACCATCAATCGCAATGAACCTCGGCGCACTCTTCATCTTCGTCAGAGGATATTTCGTCAAGAAATGTTGCGGTGAACACACATGTCTCAAACACGTAGAACTCGGACGCCCTCTTATGATCTCTCCATCATCATCAAGTAAGTATACCTTACAATTCACAAATGAGAAGATTTGTCCCATCCACAACTGGTATTGCCAAAACGCAGATAGTCACACCCACACATTAGGATATGAACTCGCCACAAGCATTGAAACAGCCTATAAACTCAAACCAGGTACCATCAAACCAGATTGCCCATACACAGAAGTTCCAGAAGATGCAACAATCCCCATCATGAAAGTAACATCCACTTCAACAGAATATGTAACAGACTATCCAGAAACCACCATGCAAAAACTCCACCTCCAATGTATCTCCCATCTGATCGGCAGCCCCATTTCAGTTTCACAAAGTAAATCTAAACCTAAGCAACAACACAAAGGAACAACACTCACCAACAGACAAATAACAGGTCAAATCCATGCCAAACTACTCACAGACTTAAAACGTCAAGTACCACACAGAGATTTGCACAGTTACCTCGTTAACTTTGTGCCCACCACCTCCAAATCAGATAACATCTTGCCATACAGTGTACTCGAACAAGACCTCACACTCCATCAGACAACATTCTTGACCAAAAACTTCGTCTTCTCAACTAATCAATCAGCTGACCCCACAACATCATCATTCATCCCATCACAAATCAACGGACCAACAAACCTCCCAAGCAAATACTTCTTCATCCCAGTAATCGACTCGGGCATGCTCTGTAAATTGGATAAGAATATCGTTGATGAAGTTCTACAAACTTACATCGAAGTCACCACCATTAAGACACAATCTTACGCTTATTTCAAAACATCCTTCTGGTTTACCATCTTCCTGACACTAACATCACTTCTAGTAGCAGCCATCGCATTCTCATCAGTAACCTACCCAGCCAACACAGCATACGCAGGACTTAACCCAACAATGCAAGGTAACATTCACGCTCAACCATTCGTACACAATTCAGAACTTCCAGATTCAAGTTTGATACTTGTAAATGGAGCTAACAAAATCGTATGGAGAGCTAACAACGGATCACTCTATTTCACAAACGCCATCAGCCCATCACAATGCGCATCAGGTAGTGTCCCTTACATCGGAGTACGCGGCGAACACACAGAACTTTGTTCCTCAGCAAGACTTCACTATCCATCAACCCTATTCCTCGGTTCACTCCGTGTAATGGTTCTTTACGATGGTGTGTCATACACAACACCAACAATGTCTTTAACATCAAAGAGCAAACAAATCTGTGCTCAAATGGGCTCAGGTTCAGTTCGGTGCGCTTCAATCTTGCCAACAGGAGCTTCTTCAAGTGCCTTTTCACTTCTGCTTTCCTCTGTTCTACTTATTACAACAATCCTGTTCTACCTTCAACTCACCCAGATCTTCAGATTCTACACCAATAGCGTCCTTCTCTCAGTCGGTATCCAAATTCTTACAGTCTTGGCAACAACAATCTCTACACCATTAGCAGTCACAATCCAACTCTTCACCCTAACCTACGGATACACAAACTGGATCCTAGTCACACTCTCACTCCTCAACCTCGGTGTCCTACTATCAACACCAGTAGGACTAACACTCGTCATCTGCTTTTCAGCATACAAAATGTACAGACTATTCTCAACATCAGGACATGGTTGTGTATACAATGACGGTGGTACCCTTAGGTTTTCAGGTAGCTTTGAACAAATCGCAGCATCCACATTCCCCTTAACAAACGCCACTACAGCCCAACTCATGGTGGACCTCGGATTAACCTACGCCCAACTCAACGTCTATACATCATCAAGAGATAGATCTGTCAGGAAATTGGCCAACGCCCTTCTCGCAAGAACCCTCGACTCAACATCAGAAGCAACACTTTATGATGGTACTACAGGTAATTACATCACCAAGCAAGTACTCCGTCGACTAAAGAGTGCCGTAACAGTTGTCGTAACTCCAGTTACAAACAACCTCTGTAAAATCACATCTTCTACAGATAATGGTCTCGGTCTTGAATGTACAGGAACCTTTATCTCAGACACAGAAATCGTAACATGCGCTCATGGAATTGGCAGTATCAACATCCTAGCCACACACAAAGGAACAACTTACACTTGCAAAGTTAAATCTGTTAGAGGAGATGTCTGTATTCTGCTAACCACAACACAGAACAGTACTGTACACCCAGTTAAATTCTCAACAGACTTCGGTAACGGAGAAGACGATAATAAAACCTTCGTCCAATTCATCTCATTCGCAGATTCCTCAAATTCAGAAAGCGTCACCATCAACAACACATGTCTACTCCCATCAGGCCATTTCTTCAGAATAGGTACAGAGGCAGGAGAATCTGGTTCCCCATACGTCTACAACAACAACATCATCGGTATCCATTATGGTATTGACCATCATGAACAATTCATGTTGGCTTCTAAACCAGACGGTACTTTCTATGTTCCTTCAACAGAACGTAACGTATCAGCACCAATCATCTTCTCTGCTGCCACATTCTTCAAACCTACACCTACAACTAAGAAAGTTGAAGAACTCAAGAACCTCATCGCCCTTACTAACAACAAGGACTACGACATGGACACAGATAATGCAGAAATTCTCCAATCAATGTTTAACCACATTGAAGCCGGTAAACCCACACCAACAGACATCACAAACTACATGCCAGAAACCCAAGTTACACAACAGACAAGTGTTACTGTCGGAAAGACCTTGATTGAACCAGTCAACAACCTCCAAACCTTCATGTACATTGGAATGATCCTCATCGAACTGTTCTCCTATCTCATGCTTCCAGCTGGCGACTTGAGTGTACTATTCTCACTAATCATCTTCGCACTCCTCCTGAAATTCGCATCCAAAATCTTTTTCTACAGCCAAGAAATGATCCGTAACATCACAGCAGCATTCTTCGTGTACAGATACATCTCATTCTTCATCTACCTCGTCGCTAACCAAGCATTCCTACTCCAGACACTCACACTCACACGTCTCAACATTAGAATCCTAACACTCATGGTAACAGCCCTCATGATGACACCAGTCGTACTCCTAACAGTCCGCAGAATGATCTACTACTCAAAGAATTACATCACCTCATGCCTTCTTATGCTAACAGTAATCGCAGCACACACATACACAGCATACACATTCCAAGTTGACCAATACACAAGCATTCATCACTACCTTACAACAGACCTCAACATGCTTTACGTTGGTATCAACCTCCTGACAGGATTCTTTCTCATTTCAATCATCCCCAACCCTCTGTTCACAACAATGGTCTACATCTACATCCTACTAGATTGTGAAGCCCTCTGTTTCATTTCCGTCGCATTCCTTGCATCCTATCTCTGCCCTAAACCACTCAGATCACTAACAACACTCCTATGCACAGACACAGTAACACTCACAGTACCAGCTTACATCAAATGGTATCATGCCCTCGGAACAGATAAAGAATACTCAGTATTCTATGCCGTAGTTGAATCTCTCTTTTCAACAGAGTCAACACACCAGGTTCCAGTGACAATCAGTGAAGGAATTTCCAAAGAAGTCAAATACATCTTCGGCGTCCCCTCATCAGCAAAAATTGAAGATAAGGAAGAGGCAATTATTGAATATAACGAAAACAGTGAACCTCAAGATAAACTGGTAGCCCATAATTTGGACAAAGCAGCAACAGTCTCAGGCCTCTTCACATCAACAGTAACATTCGAAGGAACATTCACAGAATCACTCTACCCACAAGTTCAAGGACGCACATGGTTAATTCGAGAACATATAGATAAACACTATCAACACATCCACAGCACAGACACTATTGTAATCACAACACTCAACTCACACCATCTGGCAAAAGAAAGTTTTCCAACCATTGCAGGTAAGGTACGTCAAGTACATGACCTCATGAAACAGATCACAACACAATCAGATGAAGACAGTCTCTGCCAAGCATACATTTTAGCCCTGGTAAAATCAACAGTTATCAACTCCAACAGAACTAAAGAAGAAATGAACTACGTCTCCGCACAAACCATGCTCACACCCGCACTCATCCACATTTTTGCCCAAGCATACCATGATTTGGTCACAGATAAGAAATTCACATCACACATCACCACACAAAGTGACATAATGTCCCTCCAAAATTCACTAGAGATGTACCAAGAAATGGATATTTCAACATTCACACCACCAGAAATCAAAGCCCACAGAAAAAGAATGAACACCATCAAATCAGAAATCGCAAGAGTAGAATCCGCAACTCGTAAACTTGAAAAGTTTCTTGATAACATGCATAAGAACGAAATCAGTAAACGAGGACGTGAAGATGTCTTGCTCAAAGTTAACAACATGTTGCGCATGCATCTTAATAAGGTCTCTAACGCAGCCCACTGTACAATCCAAACACCATCAGCAGGATTAATCACATTAGCATCAGCATTCGATGTCAGGTCTTTGTGCATAACACAACACTCCAACGAAGTTCTTGTCATCTATGATTCTGTTACAGACTCTTACACCGTTGAAACAGCAGGAGTTATCTACACAGTCTATAAACCTACTAACATCACAGGTACACATCTCACTCATATTGAGGGTGATGTAATAAAGTTTCCAATGTATCCAGTTGTTTTCTCACTTCAAAAGGAGGAACAAGTGGATGACACTGACGTTACACAACAGGCTAATGTAGGTTACTCACAAAAAGCAATCAACCTAGAAGTTCAACAAACCCCAGCAGGAACCGTTATTACCCTCGACGGTATAGTTGTAGTAACGGAAACAACAGATCTCAAATCAGCATTCTCAATTCGGGGTAAATTTTTCAAATTTGTAAATGGATCAAAAGCCCTCACAGCCAAACAAAACACACCACAAATCCTCAGACTCCTCAAACAAACAGTTTCACAACAAGCAGTCATCAGAATAGGAGGATCTCGTCTCAGTAAAGAACACACAGCAATCTCAATAACACCAGTTCAAACACCAGGACATTGTACATATGCAGGTATCTCAGTTTGCAGAAAATGCAAATCTAAAGAACAACATACCTGCCTATACGCTGACAAATTTGTGCAAATACCATCTACACACACTTCCAACATCTACAAACTCACAGATAACCCACCATGCCTACACAATAAATTCTTGTGTTCTCTATGCAACCCACCCAACCCATTAGAAAAACAAAGCAGCCCATCGGTTTTTTTAAACTTCTTGGGCGGCTTCTAGACACGACGTTAGAGGCCGCCGAAGATCCCTTTCAATCAGGATCTTACAAACCGTCAGTACGTGAATTCTATATCAACGTTCTAACAAAACACAACATGAGGATTGCAAAATTCCCCAAAGAATCAACAGCCTCCATACCAACACAACACGGTAATATCATGCTCAAAACAAAACAAACAGCACATGAATTAGCAACCGCCACTGTGCTAACTAAACAAGGCCTACCTGTTCTTAAACACGACAGAATAAATTACAACAAACAGGATATATTAGTTCGATATTACACAACACCCTATTCACTCGGTGATCTTGTGTACGCCTACCAACTTGGCGATCTGCAACACATGCAATTAGTCTTAAATCTAGACGATCATCGTGTTCTAGATCCTGGCTTCTATTCTGAGTACCATTTCTTCAAATCAGAAATCAGAAAGGTATTGACAAAATGTATACCTAATGTTAACATCATACTTAAAGCAAACTTACCCATGGCCATAACATTGGACAACATAGATTGCAATGGCATGCTCTACGACTTTGGTGATTATCCTCAAAAAGAAATACCATCTAATAGACATGTCATTGAAGCTATAAGGCAACTTGCTGTATTCTGTGCACTACCTCTCTCAGATTTCGAAGAACCAATTGGAGTACATCAAGACAGACAAACTCTCCAAAAGACCCTCATCACAGGTACCTATCTGCAAAAACTGCTAGCTATCAATGACTTGATACTCTCAAATCCAGAAACACCATCTACAGCATCTACACCATTCATAGATCCCTCAAGTGCCACAACAAACACACAAGCAATGTTCAATCCTATATTAGGATTTCACACCGTTGATTGGGATACTATTGGTAAAAATCACTCAGGAGTTGAACTTGATCTTATTAAAACACAAGATACAAGTATTTACAGCAGACCTGATGTCCTTTCTGTGGGAGATTCCATCTTCTACTACGGAAAAAGACATGGTGTACCTATGGCAAAACAAGTACCAACCTATGATTTAGATCTCATCTGTAAAATGGATGAACAAGGTATCAATTTATCAGAAACAACAGCATACCACTTCCAACTAGGTTCTGTATCAGCAGCAGTCACAGATTACAACTATTATGACTACAACTCACCCCGACATTTCGACCCTAAATTTCTCAGTTCGATCTACAATTACATGCTCAACAAATTCAAACCAATCATCTCAACAAACGAAAGATTAGACCACTCCTCAGGTTGCCCACGCATGTCATCTATGGGTGTGGGTGTTTCAGGCTTCTTTCAAAAGACTGTCTGGAATGCTCTACCAGAAGATTTCAGCGATCGGCTCCTTGATACAGCATCAAGAACCATCATGCCATTTTCAACCAAAATTGTCACTAAACATCAACGGACAAAGAAACCAAGAGTTCGTACAATTGGAGGTTCATCTTTCATAACATCATCAATCTTTCGCATGCTCCACAAGCCCGTCACCAACAAAATGGTAAACACAGCCCAGAATAACATCGGACCATTCCTAATTGGCGTATCCAAATTCAATCTAGGATTTCACAAATATCTAACAGCCCACCATCCAAATGGTATTGAGGACTGTTCTGTCATGGGTGCCGATTACACAAAATGTGATCGATCTTTCCCAGTTGTATGTAGAGCTTTATCAGCTGCCTTATTTTACGATCTCGGCAACTTACCACACAAAAGCCATTGGTTCATCAATGAATGTTTTGCATTCATATTTGACCAGTCATACATTGCAGGACATGTTTTCAACAAACCCGGAGGAACAACATCAGGTGATTCCACAACAGCTTTCTCTAACAGCTTCTATAACTACTTTGTACATCTCTTCATACAGTTTCAAACTTTCCTCTCAGCAGATCTACCAGACTCACTCAAACCAATCCAAGCATTAGCACATAGAGCCTACACACTAGGTGAACCTGACACATATGACCTCTACTTCTCTCAAATTGATGATCTAAACTCCACACAATACTTTCTTCATTTTCTCTCAGACGACTCTTTTATAATCAGTAAACCAGAAGCTTTCCCAATTTTCACCCCAGCTAACTTCTCAATAAAACTTCAATCAGTTTTGGGTTGTGCCGTTGACGTGACAAAATCATGGACAGAAGCAGGTAAAATACATGAGTTTTGCAGTTCCCACATAGAACTAGTAAATGGTAAGTACCAGTACATACCAGATCCCAACAACATGCTCGCAGGGCTTTGTGTCCATGCCACAGCTTCACCTCCAGATAAAATCATATGGAAGGTTGTTGCAACTTGTGCAGAACTATCTGTCTTTCACTACACCAATCCAGCAACATTTAACAACATGTTCCATCTCCTGCAAACACTACACGCAGAATTTGCAGTTGCCAACAGCGGTCTTAATCTTCTACCAGAAAAATTACTCACAAAAGAATTCTACACAAATTTGATCGATAGTGACGACCCAGACGACTTCATCTACATGACAGACAAACTTCTTGAAAATAACGTTGTACTTCAAAATTCAACATCTCAATGTTACTTCTGTGATAATCCCACAGTTAGTACATGTACAGATTGCAGCGTTCCCTATCCAATGTGCGCACACTGTGCTTACATTCATAATCAGGCCACTAATCATACACCCTCACAAATCTCAGGATGTCATGTCTGTGATGTATCTGATCCATGTGTATTGAATCACACATTCTTCAACGGTACAGTTAAAGTTGCTTGCGATAACCATTCTTCCGGTATGGCTATTCCGCTTGTTGATCACTACAGGAAACTCATCAAGATCCCACTTTACCAAAAATGTGAACAACAATCAACATCAGTCGGTTCAATTAAACATACAAAACTACTAGATGAGAACGAAACACCAGTTGACAACAACTTTTTCTTGTACAATCACTCAGACACAATGGAAGGTAATTTCATCAAACTTCTCCACGATTCCTACATGCTAGACGAACATTCCACCACAAAATCCAAAACATTCACATTCAGTCCACTAGATGACAAAATCATCGAAGTTAGCCACTCAGGCACAGACCTTTACGGCCCAACCTCATACTGTGAAATTCTTGATAATAGGGGTCATGTTGTTCTCAAAGCCACACTAGATCCAGTCTCAGCCACACATCCAAATCACTACTATGTCACAACCACCAAAGGCGCAACATATAAGAAACATTCCCGAATTCGGCGTATCATACATAAAGCTAAACTCACACCACGACACATCCTCAACCAACTCAAAAAGGCAACATTTGTCATCGGACCACCCGGTACAGGCAAAACAACATATGTCATAAAACAATTCATTGACAATGCATCACCAGCTAACAAAGTTGCTTACATCGCACCAACACACAAATTAGTACAAAGCATGGATCAAGCCATTTGGGACAAATATGGACAAACAGCCTCAGTAACAATATCAAAATCAGAACTCAACAACAACCCATACAACTACACATCCAATCAAAACGGTAAAGCAATTCTCCTAGGAACACCAGGTGCAGTTTCAGCTCACGCAGGTTGTACACTAATTTTTGATGAAGTCACACTATCTCAACTCAACACAATCTGTTCAGCAATCGCTACAGTTAAACCATCAGACATAATCTTCCTCGGCGATCCTTTCCAACTCGGACCAGTAACACATTTGAGAAATCTAGCATATGATTACACCAACTTTCCACTCTATCAATTCTGTAAAACTAAAACAAATTTAGGAGTATGCTATAGGTGCCCAACTGCAATCTTTGATCTGTGGTCTAAACCTTATCATGATCAAGATATCATGTTAAAACCCTTTAAAATCGGTGGTTCAGCACAAATCATTGTTAATGACCAATGTAACAACCCAGATAATAACATCTATGTCACCAAATTGGCAGAAAAACATCCAGATCATACAATTCTCTGTAATTACAAGAAACCAACATTCGGTGTACCAAATGCATTAACTATTGATTCATCTCAGGGTAAAACCTTTGAAAATGTCATTGTTGTACTATTGGGAAGCACCGCTTTCACTAAAGTTATGAACAGAGCTATTGTTGCTATGTCACGTGCCACACATTCTGTGCAAGTCCATTGTTCCCCACAAATTCACACACTTTTCACCCAAATCTTCGGCTGGAACACAGAAACACAACCCCAAGTAACACCACAACATCAATACACTGTACAAAGTAACATACTTGAACTGGAACCTGCTCAACTAGCAGAAAATCTCAACAGCTTGGTCATTTGTGATATTGAATTTTTCCATCTTCGCCACGCAACCATCCCAAAAGTACAATGTACACTTGAAGTAGGCGACATGGCTGTTCTAACAACATCACTAGTTTCACAAATCATGATTCCACGCTTCGGACCACTCACCACAAAAGTTAGAAGTAAATATGAATTCGGCGTACCAAAAGCAAATGAAAAACACAATTGGGATTACATGAAACCCCATAAGGGTATCACTGAAACTATCAACACCGATCGTACAAATAGGTTGTATTCACATCTTGCAACAACAACAGAAGGACCAGTCACATATGTACTTTATGGTGCCCAAAATGACCTCAGAGCTCTAACAGGACATAACATCTCAGGAGACTATTCGTGTATTAAGTGTGGCAAGCCAGCTACATTCTATACTATAAATGGTCGTACAGTTAATCATTACTGTAACGTCCATGCTAGATCAGCATCCCCTTTAATGGGTACTGTTAACGCACGTGCAATTGACATACAGCGCTGTAACGGTGTTCGTAAGTCACTTACTGAAACTCACAGTGATTGTTGTTCCAACTCTCACGGTGAAGCTCACACAGCAGCAGCAGATACGTTGATGACAGGATGCCTAGCAGCACTCCAAATTCTTAAATCATCCAAACCTTTGAGTACTCTACTCGAAAGCCCTGATTTCTCTCCTTACAGTGTCTATATACCAACAGGATCTAAACTAACAGTTAAAAGCCTCAAATTCAGAACATTCGGATCTATACCTTTCGTCAATATCAACAACCAAACCTACAATTTCTCTGTCCTTCCACACTACAGCGTACTCTCACATTACATCCATTTATCAAGTAACCATGCACATAGCCAACAAACAACAGAAATACCCCCCGGATTTCCATCTTGTGTAAAAGTCAAAGGATTGGGATGCACTCATTGTGCAAACACAATTGCAGTTCTTCACGAAATGTATGCAGATTTGGAAGAAATCGGACTAATACTATCACGTCCAATTATCTCTCAAGCTTACACTCAAAAGGAACTTGAAATACTGAAAAACATCGTTAATGTATCAACTGATGCCTTTGGCAATAAAATCATCCAACTCGAATCAGGTTCAATCATCCCTTTCATCCAAGACTTTGAAACATCAATCCACAACTATTCCCTACGGAGTAACAAACCAATACCTAACCCAGCAGTTCTCAAAAACCTGCAAATTAGTCAAACATACGGTTTTTCAACACCTTGGTTACCCGTATCACCAAATCAATCCCAACCAAATCTTCTCAGTAACACAATACTCAAAGACAACACAGACTACTACCTTCTACACTATGATCAAATGAAAGTAACACCAAATTCACAATCATCAATCACAGCAGGATATTACATTTACCAATCACCAATGATTAACATACCTAATCCCACACCAGCATACTATCTAACACATATGGTAAAAGGTGTGTCCGTTCCATTTGAACTCGGTTACCTTTCAACAAACCGACTTGTGACAAAACAATTTACATACATTCCGAATGAACTTGAAACAGTTCAGAAACTCGGACATCATGTTACAACAGGTGACACAACAGAAATATCATGGACAATAGGTGGAATGCACACACTCCAATCATTCGAAAACTTAACCAACTACCAAATAGTCTCAGCACCACAAAACCCAATCATTGCAATAAATGTCAGTAAGGATCGCGGATGTAAAGTTGAAACAACAGCTCTCGACATAACACTCCAAGATTATTACACCATTTCAACACAACAACAAGTAACAATATCACGAACAATGGTATTTAAGCTTGATGGTGGCATCTATCGCATGATGGTTTTTGTAAACGATGATGGTAGCATACAAACTAGCTATCCAGTCGCACAAGCCTTCAAAACCCTCCCAACAGCACATAGAGTAACAACTTCCTATATCAGCTGGCCAACCTTCTTCGTCAATGAACCTGTTGAAAAATGGGACCTTGGCAATTACAACGCTCCACCAAAGAACCAATCATGTAATGTTAACATTCACAAATTCGATCAAATGTGTGACTTCTTCGCAACAGAACTCAAAATACCAACCAAAGGACACGTCCATCACTTGGGTAATGCTGGTAATGTATATTCACCAGGAGATATTGTTCTCAAACAATACTTCAATCAAGCTATAATATCAGGCTATGATTTACGTGATGTCATTACATCATCAGAACTAAAGCTACCCACTGACCAGTGGAAGTGTCACCTCTTGATCTCAGATGTCTATGAAAAATTAACAGATTTCACAGACCTGGCATTAGACTACATAACCAATCACCTTCATCTAGGAGGTAGTATAATCTGGAAAATGACTGAAACATCAACAGTAGATGTACCTAAAATTGTAAAATACTTTGGTAATTGGAAACTCATCACATTCGCCATAAACTATTCATCATCTGAAACTTTTCTTTGGTGTAGTGGTTACACAGCAACCGACTATAATGAATCTGTCGTTCAAAACGACATTATGTCATTGTTAGGCGGTTACAGACAAGATTACATCTTTGTCCCTTACTGTAACGACTACGACGGTAATAAAGTCTATCAAGATTCCGGGCTTGTAAAGGTAGTTCAACCCTATCTTAAACATAAGTTAACAGCAGCCCACTTCGCTTCAGCCTCAATCTTTCTACAAGACACTTAGCACTAACTCATCATGATGCTCTTAATCTTACCCCTCATACTCCTGTGTTCTTCCACTCATGCGTATCGCGTGCAATTTGTTGCTCCTGTTCCTTTGAACTGGATCAATTGCTACACAACAGATTGTGTTAGCTGGCAAGCTTGTCCTACAACAGTAGCTGCCCTTGTATGCGTGCGTTTCACAGCAGTAGCCCCATCCTTCTACTTATCAGCAAATAATACCTTAATCGGTTATAATGCAGATCCTAATACCTTCTATGATCTAATCACTATGGTACAACAATCAACCTACAGCTTTTCTCAAGCTCAAACAGACACACCTCCAACAAAACAATGCAATGGACCATCGACAATTCTTTCCGGACAATGTCTCACTCCAGCAGACTCTTGTCTTGATCCACTCTGCCCCACAACTTCATTCTTTGAAACAGGTAGCCTTGACTCACTAACACTTGACACACAATGTGTGGCATCATACAAAGGCTATGGTAGCGTTTATGGCACACCCTGTGAACCATTCGCACCTCAACTTTCACCGTACTTCACAAAGAATGTACCTAATACACCAGGTTTCACAGACTATGGCGTAAACAGACAATCCCCAAAATTAGGTTGTTACTATGAAAAATGGGCCAAATACCGCCCTAAACCATACACTGCCACAATTGACTCACTGGCAGGATGCGACATCGTCTTCTTTTTCGTTAATACTCTATCTGATCGCTCAGGTAACATGGGTGTTTTCGAACGTGAAGAAGGCGATTGGAACACCATAGCAGCAATAAAAACGAAGTTTCCAACAACTCAAGTTTTCCTAACTTTTGGTGGGTGGACTTCTGATAATAAAATCATGTCAGCAGCCATGTCTAACAGCACAATTCTCAATGACATAAACACCTTGTCATCTCGTTTGGGTGTCAGTGTAGATTTCGACATTGAATTTCCAGGATCTTCCAATGGTAATGCAGCTGTATTCCCCTATGATGAAGCTCTCATAACCTCCTTCATGACTGACATCTGTAATTTCCAACATTCAGCAGGTCGTCAATGTGCATGGGGTGGTTTATCCGTTGGATCTCACTGGCACCCAACCTTGATCAACAAATTGTCAACCATCGCAGGTGTTGATTACTTTCCAATTTTCGGCTATGACCTACATGGTTCTTGGGCCCCAATTCCTAGGCAACAATCAGCCTTGGTCAACTATTCGCCAGATCCAACAGTATCTGGTGGTGGACCTCTTAACACATATTCACTTATAACATCAGTGGATAATTTCCTCACCATTGTACCAGCATCCAAGCTAATCCTTGGTTTACCAATGTATGCAAGAGGTTACCTTGTCGACTCCTCTAATAGCGTACTTGGTTCTTTTCCACTAACAGGACCAATGTTAGGACCAGGTGAAACAGGATCAGATCTCATCGTCACAACAACAACATACGGTGAAGTACCAGCAACGTATAACCCAGTAACAGATACCATCAGAAGAGATCCTGACCAACCAGGATTTTACATAATGGAACGACCTCTCCCAAGTGCTCAAAAAGGACTAATTTATTTCATGAACACCACTACATTCGCACACATTCACACTGTACTTAAGGCAAAAGGTGTATTTCAGTATTACCTATATGCATCCTCAATGGATCAAAATGTACCCTCTACATCTCTAAAGTACAGTAAGATCATAAAAACCAACAGACAAAGAAGAGCTGTAAACCCATCTACAGTCTTCTACAACTATCCAACATCAGCAGTTAATGTACCAACCAACTGTCCTAACATAGTCCTATGGGCTGAAGGTCTTGTCGCAACAACATCAATCTATCAAGGCTGTCAGCGTGAAAACGCAGCATCTAGTCTTTGCTGGTACAGGCAATCCTCATTCCTCTGTGTTCCATCTACAGAAGTAACACTCATCACAAAAACAACAAAGTCATGCAAAGGTATTAACACCAATACCCTACTCCCAACCAGCTCAGCATCTTCAGTCATGTGTCTTGACCTAACACTCTACACAACAGAAGTATCACTCTGTGGAAACATCAATGCACCAACACCAACAACCAAAGTACAACTAAGCTTACCATCACCTGACTCCTTAACATGGGGTTATGCATCAACACCAATCTATTCAGGCTACCTTACACACACAGAAGTCATCTCAAAACCACCATTCTGTACTAGTTTCACATCACTACCATCTTGCGCCGAGTTAATCTGCGGTTCTAATTCACTCTGTTACACAAAACTAACGGAGTTTGGCAAACTTAACATGTGCACTGCACTTGGAGATGCCATTTCAGTTTATAACTCGGTTATAACTGATATAGTTGAATCACAGGCCACACTCGATGCTCTCTATACAGAAATGCTGGATGTTGCTATGACTAAATTCGGAACAGTAGCTCAAACCAGAAAGAAACGTTTTGTTGAATTTATAGCTCTTGGTGTAGCGTCAGTTGCACTTGTTGAAGCTACAGTTGCTATTGGATTGGCAGTTGCTAACGCAAATGATATTCGTGAACTCCGAGGTGACGTAAAGAATCTCAGAGATGAAAGTGCAGCAAACTTCAAAGCCATCGAAGAAAAGCACAACGCGTTTGTCAAAACAACAGCAGACGGTTTTGCAGCACAGAATGAAGTGAACAAAGGATTCAACTCAAACATCGACACACTCCAAAATTCCCTTAAGGATATGGCCATAGTCACCTCTCAAAAGTTCAAGGAATTAGACCAGGCCATACAATCGCTTGTCTCATCCATCAATTCACTACAACTCAAATTGGACACTGAAATTCAACTCTCCGCCAATTCAGACTCTGCTCTTGCACGTGTTCTTACCGCACTTTCATTGGGACATAGAACCAACAGAAATCTTGACAGACACATCAGTCAAGTAAGAACATGCCTAGCCTCCATCCAACAAAACAGTTTGGCAGGTTGTGTTAATCAAGGATCTAATTCCATTCCACTCGGAATTAGAGTGTTCAATGAAACAGGTGATTTGAAAATAGTCTTCTTCTACGCTACACGTCAGCGTTTAGGCTATTTGCAATTTAAAGCAACTAGTGCTTTCTGTACAAACGGAACTCTGGTTACTGCTGCACCTGGTTGTATCTTTACAGCTAATGGTACGCAAATTGAACATTCTAAGATAGGTCCTCTCACACCATGTGGATCATCTTTTGTCTCACTACCTATTGCCACCTGTCCAACAGGATCAGTTGACATTGAAGGTGTAAAACCATCACTTACACCAAACTTTGAAGTTCCACAATTAGAACTCAAACCACCAAAATTAGAAGTTAACCTCACCAACGTTAACCTCTCAGATTACATCAGACCCATCACACCGGTTGATCTATCTAAAATCGAAGATCTGCAGGCAAGATTTGACAAACTAAATCTCACACTAACAGAACTATCACACATCTCAAGTTCAGGTTCAGGCTTACCAACATGGGCCATAATCTTCATAGTGTGTGTAGCAGTTGTCATTGTCTTGGTATTCATAGTTACAATCTACATGAACACTAGACAATCGACTCGTCTTGACAGTTTTCTTTCAAAAATCCGTTAACAAAACAAGACACTTAGCACTAACTCACCATGAGCTCCGCTAACCAAACCATCCTCGATGGCCTTTTCCATTTTTCGGATATCGGCTTTTCGCATGGCAACACCAGTATATTTACTGCGTTGTTGACCTTCAACCTCCTCTGGGCTTCCATCTTTCTGATGGGTTTCCACATCCTACTTGCTACACTCATGTATTATTTACCAATTCTTACAAGAGTGCCTCTCGTGCAAACTGTAAACAATCTGGCTTGGTTCACAGCCTGCCTCCTTGTTACACTGGTCATCTATGTGGCAGCCGACAGCCTGATTGTTAAAATCTTCGGTGCTGTCTTCATCTTGCTTCTGCTTATCTCCGCGGTTCTCTGCGTTGCTAGCGTTGCACAGATATGCATGTCCTTTTACTATCACAAAGACATGCTTCTTGCCACAAAAGGTACTCATGTTCTGTCCATCAATCAGACATACTATCCTCTCACCCATGCTCCACCGGCCATTATAATCAACACCCATAATGGAGTGTCCTACTTTCAAGGGCATAACCTAGGTGCAGTCGCCGCAGATTCCATGAGCGTGGTTCTTTTCTCAGGTAAATACAGGCAGGAATTTGTTGTTAACCGCAACTGTCCTAAAAAGCTTTCTGTGCTGGTGAATGAGGTACCACACAACTTCACACTCTACCATCCTGAAGCAAAACCAACTAATGTGTAACAAACACACTTAGCTAAGTCACCATGAGCTTCCCCATGCAACCTGCTTACTTCCCACTCCAACAGCGCCAGCGCCGCCCTAGGGCAGTTGCCGGTGCTAAACCCAAATTTAAATCCGCGCCTCCTTCACCTGCTGTTATTAATGCAGCAGTTAAAAAGGAGGTGTCTACCCACATTCCAATGCCCCCAATCTCCATGCAGGAAAAATCAGGACTACGTGCATTAGACGTTAGGAATAACTTCTCAACTGCCGAATTGGCTGGGCTTTATGCACAGCTGATACAACATCTCAACCACTGCCACGGCAGAATGGTTTTCATGCCTGGTGATACCATTTCACAAGGTTTTGTCCAAGTCCAACTCAAGCTCAGGCTACCATCAGACCAGTGCCTTAAAATGGTTTCTGCTCACTCATTTGCTGAACAAAGGTTGCTTGCATCAGAAGGTGAAGCATCAGTAACAACTACCCTGTTGAGTTCTCTTGACAAACAGGCAGTAAACAGTCTTAACGCTAAAGACTAATCTGGAGAAAGCCCACACTGCTCTTCTTCTTTGCTATTATAGCATATTCTCCCCTTTGGGGTTTATGCTAGCTATCCCAATTAATCAATATCACTTTATCTACTAATCATTAATCATTAACCATTAATTCACATACTAGGTATTTTATTCTTGCTTAACAACATAACGACTATCCTAGAAATGATAATAAACTACAAAAAAAAAAAAAAAAAAAAAAAAAAA